AATGTTAGGCATCATGGAGCAAAGCTAAGAAGGCTACAGGTAGCTAGAGACATTAGACTTAGAGCTAGAAAAGTAATATCAGATATATCTGATGTCACAGGCGACGAAACAATAGATAAACTTATTAGTATAGGTGAATCGCCGTTTTTTGAGCTATCGACAACATTGAATAGCTCTGTGCAGGATAAGCCTGTATCTCTTGGTGATGGTGTAGACGAATATATAAAGTATCTCACAGAAAACAAATGTGACATGCTGGGTATTAGTAGTGGCTATACAAGATTTGATTCTGCTATTGGCGGCGGTTTTCGTCGCAAGTGTGTGGACTTAATTGCTGCTAGACCAAAGACTGGTAAAAGTATGCTTGCTGACAATGTTGGCTTTCATATAGCTGCTAATCTGAATATACCAGTGTTGATATTAGACACTGAAATGTCAAAAGAAGATCATATGAATAGGCTTTTATCAAAGTTTAGCTCTATACCTATTAATGACATTGCAACTGGTAAATTCTCAGAAAGTAGTGCTGGTAAAGAAAAGGTTGATCAAGCTGCCGCTAAATTTAGTGAAGCGCCTTTAGACTATATACCAATTGCTGGCAAACCTTTTGAAGAAACTTTATCTATCATGCGTCGATGGGTAGTTAAGAATGTCGGCTTTGATGAAAACGGCAGGACTAACGACTGTATGATAATATATGATTATCTGAAACTGATGCACTCTGCCAGCATAAGTGATGGCATGAAGGAGTTTCAAGTTTTGGGTTTTCAAATAACCCAACTGCACAATTTTACAGTGCAGTATGATGTGCCTTGTTTGAGTTTTGTGCAACTTAACAGAGATGGTATTAGTAAAGAGTCTACAGATGTTGTTAGTGGCTCTGATCGTCTTGTGTGGCTTTGCTCAAGCTTCTCTATATTTAAGAATAAGTCTGATGAAGAAATAGCTGAAGACGGAGGCAAGAGCGGAAACAGAAAGCTGATACCCATAGTCGCCAGACATGGAGGAGGCTTAAGCGATGATTATGACTATATCAATATGAACATGCGTGGCGAAATAGCCACTATAGAAGAAGGCAAAACAAAAAGTGAACTGTTGAGGTCTGGAGATAAAGAGCAAGACGGTTTTGATAATGTCGTTGAAAAGAAAGAAAACTTTAGTTTTGACGCTTCTGACCTATCAGAGGAGCAACCTTTTTAATGGATCAAAAATATATAGCACAAA